ACCGCCACCCTCGAGGAAGCCCGCCACGTCGTGGAGTCCATCCGCAAGAGCTTGCGGTACGCGAACGGCGAGGACGCCGCGGACCTCTCGTATGAGCTGGCGGATTGGGAGCGGGTCGTCCGGGAACGGGAGGAGGAGCAGCCGCCGGAGGTCGGGATCGAGTTTGGCGATGAGGATGAGGACGACTGCACGTGGTGCGCCGGCGAGGGGACGCAGGACGACTGCGACGACCCGCTCGCCTGCCCCGGTCCTCACGACAAGTGGGGCCATGGATGCCCCTGCCGAGCCTGTTACGGGACCGGGCTTCGCTCCCGGCAGACGGTGTTCTGAGATGGTCCGGATGGCTGAGTGTGGGTTCGATGAGCCGCACGAGCCGCACGAGTATGTCATCGCGGGACCGGACGGACGACCGCTTGATCGGCCCTGCCCCGGCCTCATTCTGGAGGCAATCGAGGCCGTCGTTGACGCGACGAATGGGCTGATCCTCGCGTTCCGCCGCTGGCATCTCGACCGACACGGCTACGCGCCGACCGAGCATGACTTCCGGCTCATCCTCGACATGGCGGACGAGTACGCGCTGGCCGATAATCACGATGACGGTTCCCTCTTGGGCTCAACCACCTCCCGAAAGGGCGGGCCGAAGCCTTCGGGGGACGCAAGTGCTGGCCTGCGGCTAAGGGACGTGTCAGCAGCCGTCACCCCTGACAGACCCGCGCCGCTGCATGGCATCACCGATCCGAACGCGCCCGTCGGATGGCAGTGCGGCGATCCCGGTTGCCCTGATCACGGCATCCCCGACCCCATGCAACCCATGTACGACGAACAGGACGCCGCCGCCATCGAAGAGGACCGGCGCTTCGAGCAGTACCGCGACGACGAGATCGCCGCACGACATACGGGGGAAGCATGACGACGACCGAGACGCGCAGCCTGCACCGGAAGCTCGCGCAGATCATGTACGAGGCCGATCGCATCCCGAAGAACGGGACCGCGCCTCGCGAGATGGGCGGGTACAAGTTCGTACAGGTCGGCGATGCGGCCGACTACATCCGCAAGGCCCTCGCCGAGAAGGTCATCACGATGATGCCCGTCGGCGTCCAGGTGACGGGGCAGGCTGACCGTCCAACGAAGTCGGGCGGGTCGATGACGACCGTCGACCTCGTCACGACATGGCGGCTCACCGATGGCGAGTCCGGGGAGACGATCGAGATCCAATCCTTCGGGGCCGGCGCCGACGGCGGGGACAAGTATTCCGGCAAGGCGTCGACCTCGGCCATGAAGTACGCGCTCCTGACCGGCTTCCTTCTGTCCACAGGTGAGGACTCTGAGCTCGGGAGCACCGAGGCCGGACAGTCCACCGGACAGGGGGCCGGCCAACCGGCTAGGCGTGAAACGCCCAAGCCACAATCGACCGAGCCGGTCTATGTCGGCCCTTGGTCCGGGACGGGCGAGATCGTCGTCCGCAAGACCGGCCAATCCGACGGCAATCTCCGGCAGGGACCGGACGGCGGCTACTTCATCGTCGCGTTCAAGCCGGTCGACGGCCCGGGCATCCCCCAGGTCTTGGTCCGCGATCCGCTCGCAGTGGACATGCTCGACGCGGCCGGGGCGGATCTCAACGGCCTCGTCTGCACGATCGAGGGAGACGAGTTCTCCGTGCCGTTCCGCAACGGCGACTTCTCCAAGCCGTTCCCGCGCATCCACCTGAAGCGGATCAGGACCGCCGGATGGTCCCTGCCATTGCCAGCCGAGACACACGGGGCTGGCCCTTCACCCGACGCGGCGGGAGTCCCGTCAGAGGAGCCGGCCGCAGTACCCCCGGCTCCGTCGATCCCGATGTTCGATGAGGCGACAGAGGCCGAGCTGGATGCGGCGGTGCCACGGTGACTTGGCTGCATCCGCCTTATGACTACGACCGCCCGCCATTTGGCGAGTTCGGGGCCTTTCTGATGGTCGGAGATCGCCTCGTCTGTCATCTCTGCGGACGCGACTATCTCAACCTGCAAACCCACGTTTGGGCCATGCATGGCCTGCGGGCGTCCGAGTATCGGGACCGCTTTCGGTTGTTCGTCACGACTGCCCTGTGGGCTCGTCCCGTCTCTCGTCGGATCACAGAGTCGAACCATCGCCGGATAGCCCAAACGCCCGATCTCATGGTGCGCTACTCGGAGGCGGCGACCCTCGCCAAGGTGAAGCGGACGGGACCAAACGGCGTGCGGCGACCGCGGGCGACGCCGAACGACCTTACCCGCCAACTGAATGCCCTGAGGAGTCGCGAGTGGTGGGCGAGTCGGTCACCCGAGGAGCGGGCCGAAAAGGGCCGCTTCCTCGCCGCGCGGTACGCAGAAAAGGCCGCGTCTGATCCAGAGATAGCGGCCAAACGAGGCAAGAAGATCGGCGACTTTTGGCGAGGTCGGAAGCGCACTCCTCGATATGGGGAAGCGAGCAGTAATTCAAAGCTCACTGACGTGCAGACCGCCGAGATTCGAGCCCGGCTAGCGGCTGGGGAAAAGGGCGTGGACGTAGCCAAGCGATATGGCGTGAGCGATTCACTCGTAAGTCTCATCAGGCTACGCAAGGTTCGGGTGCAGCCATGACCCAAGTCGAACGGGTCCTCGACTACATCCGCTCACACCCCGACTGCACCATGCTCGACCTGACCTACGGCCTGTACCCCTTCGTGTCGAACCCCCGGGCGCGGATCAGCGACCTCCGGGCAGCGGGTCACGTCATCGAGGCGTCGGGTAGGCCGGCCCGGTATCGCGTGGTCGAGCCCGCGCAGATCGCCCTCTCGCTGTGACGACGATGTACGCGAACCGGCGGCACACGGACATCCGCTATCGAGCCCCGATCTTCGAGGCGCGGTGTCGGACGTGCGGAGAATGGCTGCCGCTCGACCTGGACCACTGGACACCCTCGCATGGCATGGCTCGCTGCAAGGCGTGTCTCCGGGCCTACCAGACGGCCTGGCAGCGGGGGAAGCGCGGAGACGAGGCATGGGCCGAGGGCGTCAAGGAAGCCCGGCGGGTCAAGTACCGCTGCGAGCGCGAGGATCGGCTGGCCGCGACGAACCGCTGGCGAGCTGCGAACCGGGAGCGGATCGCCGCCTACATGCGCGAGTACCGGGCTCGGAGGCGGGCGGCCTGATGCCAGGACTCCCCCGCGCCTACCTCCGCATGGACCCGAACATCGACCAGCACCCCGACCCGCTGGCGATGGTCCGGCTCATGTGCGCCGCCGCGCGACAGTCAACGCGCGGGCGGTTCAAGGACATCGGCGCTCTCACCCGGCTCCTGGGGAAGCGCACCGTCGCAGGGCTCCTCGAGCGAGCCGACGTCGTGACCCTCACCGATGGCACGGTCTACGTCGACGGCTGGGACGAGTGGCAGGAAGGCGACCTGACTGTCCGGGACAGGATGGCTCGGCTCCGGTCTAGGAACCGTGACATCACCGTAACCGCAACGTCACATGACCGTACCAATACGTCTGCGCGCGCGTCGTCTACGCCAACGCTAACGCTAGGAGAAGACGGAGGTCCGGGGGAGGGAGAGGAAACGCCGCCCTGGCTCCGGTCGTGGCTGTCGGTGAAGATGCGGATGCCGACCGTCCGGCAGCGCGACGTCATCCTCGCCTACCTCCGGGTCTTCGATGAGACGGGACCCGAGCGGGCGTCGCGGGTTTTCCTTGCCAACCCGACCGACCCGCTCGGGGCCCTCATCGCGGACCTCGAGGAGTTCCGCAACGGGGCGAAGGTCGACGCCGAGAAGGCCGAGGCCGAGGCGAAGGAACGCCGGCGAGAGCAGCGGCGGGGGTTCCGCAAGGGCTCGGTCGAATACGAGCTCGCTCAACAGCTCTACGCCAAGAGCGAGGGACGGCTGTGACCCTCCGCCGGTACACCCAGATGAAGCAGTCCCGAGGCACGGTCATCCCGCCTCGAATGAAGCTCGACGTCTTCGAGAGGGACGGCGGCTGCGTAGGGTTCGGTCGCCTACCGGGTGACTGTGCCGGCGGCCTTGAGCCGGACCACGTTCGCGCTTCTCACGGCACCGGCATGAAGTCCCGGACGGAGCCGGACAACCTCGTGGCCCTCTGCGGATCTCATCACCGCTGGAAGACGGAGCACGGTCGCGAGGCCCGCCCGCTCCTCCTGGCCTACCTCGAGCGCGTCGGACGTGCGTCGTGACCCCGGCTACTGGCGAGCTTGGCGTGCGACGCATCCCGAATACCGGGAGCGGGAACGTCGAGCCGCCTTGGACCGAGCGACCCGCAGGCCCGTCCGGGGATCGTGGCGTCGTCCGTCGAGGGCTATCCCGAGGCTCGAACCCCTCCCCGGCCACGGTATCCGCATCGCCTTCTGGGAGGACGAGCTCCGCCTCGATCTCGTCCAGGAGCGCCACCTCGCCGTCCTCGAGGGCCGGGACCCCGACCTCGCCGCCGCGACCTACCGAACGAGGGAGCTGACATGGCACCGCATCACGACGACGCTGCCGGCCGAACGATGACCGACCCCGTAGCCCGAGACAGGCTGGCGGAACTGCTCGAAACGATCCTGAACGACGTTCACGGCTCGCCGTCCGACTTCTCATGGGCACCCCGCGAGATTGCGTATCCTCGTGGCCGGAGCGGTGGGAGGACAGCATCTACTGGAAGACCAACCCTGACAAGCGACAGGGGGTTGTGGATCACTGGATGGGGCTGGCACGTCAGGCTCTCGGAGAGAAGGAATGAGCGGCGGCTGGTACTGCCCCGATTGCGGGGCCATGCCGTTCGTTCTTCCGAGTGGTCTTGTGACGTGCCCTCATTGCGGCAGCCTCGGCCTTCGAGGCTATGACCGGCGGCCTCGCCGCCTCGCCTGTAACGATCATCCAGCGTGGCGGGGCTGGGATGACGGCGGGGTCAACGACGATCTTGGTCGCCACCGACGGCAACAGCACACCGCCGCTCTGGCCGAGACACCGGGAGAGCCCCAAGGAGAGAACCGATGACCACTGTTGCGAACATCATCGCCGGGAACGGCTACTACGACCGGGCCGAGGTGCTGTGGGCGCTCCTCATGGTCTGCGATGGCTGCGGGAGCCGGACCATCGACTGCCGTTGCCAGCGACCGGATACGTGGGGCGCAGACGAGCGACTGCTCCTGATCGGCCAGGACCTGCAGCGCGAGGACGAAGCGGCCTCACCCCCAGCCGCCCCCGGACTCCGGCCCGTCGAGTTGCTGTCCGTCATCGCTGAGGCGGCCGTGATCCTCGACCAGTCCGGCGGCGATCAGTACGCCATGGAGGCGCGTTATCTGCTCCGGCAGGCGCTGAAGCTCGCCGGGCCTCCTCCGGGGAAGTTGGAGGGAGGGCCGGAGCCTGGGAAGGAACGATGAGACTCGCTGAGAAGCACGTCGTATCCAGCGGCCAGCCGCGAGTGTGCGTCGCGGATGGGGCGGGTTGGCCGTGCGACACGCGCCTCGCCCTCGATGTCGTGGACGCGCTCTTGTCGGAACGCTCCGTCCCACCCCCAGCCGCCCCCGGACTCCGAGAGGCGGCGCAGCGTCTTGTCGATGTGATCTTTGCGGAGGCTCAGGCAGAGCCATTCGTCCTGCCGCTTCGGGGCATGAGGGCGGCGAACGACCTTCGCGCCGCTCTGGCCGAGACACCGGGAGAACCCCGAGAGGGGACGACGTGAGGTCCGGCGGCCGGCTCTGGATGGTGACGTATCGGGACCGCGACCCCTCGCCCTTCGACGATGAGCACCCGTGCTACTTCCGAACGCGCCGCGCCGCCGAGCGCCACGTCGAGGAATGGGCCAAGGCCGCCGCCGCTGGTTGGACTGACGACGACGCGCTCGCGGTGTACCACGCGCCCGATGACATCCGCGCGACGGACATCGATTGGGACGAGTCGTGACCGTTCCTCGCATCCACGCCCGCTACCGCCGCTACCAGCGCCTCTCCAAGGGCGAGCAGGCCATCGTGACCCTCGTCGCCTTCCTCGGAGCGTCCGGTATCGCCGTCTTCATGGGCACCGTTCACGGCGGGTTGGCCTTCGTGTTGGGGATCGGCTTCTCCTGGGCGATGCGGCCGGTGTGGGCGTGGCTGAGGGCTGTGGAGTGAACGGGGAGACGCCTGACAACGTCATCGCGATCGAGACGCGGTTCACTGAGGCCCCGCCAGTCGATTGGAAGCCGCGCGACTACTTGTCATGCCAGCACGAGCACACCATGCTCGATGAAGTTTTGAGGACGGTCGGGTGCCGTGACTGTGGCGAGGAGCGGTTGGACTTGTTCGAGGTCCTGCTGCACTTAGCCCGGACGTGGAGACGCTGGCAATACGAGGCCGAGCAACTCCACAAACTAAACACGGAATACAACACCAACCGGCGGGAGACTTGGGAGCGGTCACGCGACCGCCATATCGGCGCGAACCCGGACCACAAGGCGCGTTACTGGACGACGATGGCGGACGGGTTCGTGGCGCCGCGTGAGTTCGTGGACACGGACGGCGGCGCGCGCCTCCAAGGCGGAATGACGATGCCGCAGGACTGTCGGCCGTGCTACGGCCTATACGCCCGCTTCGACTCCCGATGGATGGTCCGACGAAAGCCCGAGCCGCCTCCCGGGAAACTGGAACCAGCGTGATGACCACCCCCCGTCGCGGTGTCGAGCACCGCGCGGGAATCACCGACCGCCAGCGTCAAGTCCTCTACGTCTACGCATTGACCGGCTCGTACAAGGAAACGGCCCACGAGCTCGGCATCGCCCTGCCGACGGTCCGCTGCAACCTCGTGGAGGTCCGCCGACGTCTGGGAGTGACGTCGTCGGTCCAGGCGGTGCTCATCATCTTCGGGAGGGTGGCGTAGGATGGCTGGGATGGCTGACGACTACTGCCCCGAGTGTGGGCGTGGACGACGGGCGAAGATGGTCGGCGCCCCGGCCGAAGCGTGGGCCATTGGCCGCTGGATCACGCGAGGCAACGGCCCGATGGGCTGGACCCCGACTATGCGTTACTGGCACCGGATCGGTGGCGTCAGGGAAGGCAACAGCCTGACGGCCTGTGGCCTCACGGTCCGGCCGAATACGACGACCGGGCGACATTGGCTAGACATCCGGGGCGAGGGCATGGGCCTATCGCGCTGCCCACGCTGTGAGCGCCGACCGGCCCTCTAGGATGGCTGGGTTCACTGAGGCGACGTGTCGGGATTGCGGCCGGGCAAACCCCGTCTGGCATGCACCGAATGACCTGTGGAACGAGGTTATGGGGACGGTCGAAAACCCCCGTGCTGAGGGAGTCATCGTTTGCCCCTCGTGCTTCGCTCAACGGGCCGGGGATCGCGTATCGATTTGGACGTTTGTCCCTACCGTCCTCCGCGACAGGGGTCGCTAGCACGCCCGTTCACCTAGAAACATCGTCCGAGTAGGCACGGGGTCCGCTCGCAGCTACTCTCAGAGGGTGCAGGCGCCTGCCGACTTCTGGGTCAGGGTTGACCGTTCTGCCGGTCCTTCGGGTTGCTGGGCATGGCTTGGCGATACGTACCGGAACGGCTACGGCCGTTGCACCGTCTCCCCCGGACGACAGGGCAACACCCATCGTCAGGCATGGCGCCTTGCGAATGGTCGTGAGATCCCCGATGGGCTCTATGTCTGCCATACCTGCGATAACCCCCCCTGCGTAAACCCGGCGCACCTCTTCCTCGGGACCCCAAAGGACAACTCCCGAGATCGGGACCTGAAGGGGCACAAGCCCGGTCCGCGCGTTCTGCCAATCTGCTCAGAGGGCCATCCGGTCGACGTGACGGCCAAGCCGTACTGGACCGGCACGCGGTGTGCCGAGTGCCATCCTCGGCGAGCAGGCTGCACACCGTCAGAAGTACCGGCCGCGAATGCGGGCGGCCTGAATGCACGTCTATAACTCGCGCCAGTGTCTAGGCGCACCCCGGCGGCCGTCCGAATCCCCCCTCGCGGCGGCCGTCGGGGATTCTCCTTTCTCCGAGGTACGCGCCCATGACGCCGTACCCGGAAGGGCGCCTTGAGTGCCGGAGCATGGCGGACTCACGCTCGAACTGCTGTCGGAGCGGATCGAAGGTGAACGCGGCCTCCGGGAGCAGTCCGAGCGGTTCCTGGCCGATGACTTCATCGAGTTCAAGACCGAGATGCAGCGTCGCCTCTCAGAGCTCAACCACGCTCACGCCGCCGCCGTCGAGGCTCAGGCCCGGACCGTCCCCCGCGAGCTGTTCGACGCCTTCGTCAAGGAGAACGACTCTCGCCGCGAGGCTGCCTTCACCGCGCTCGGCGGTCGCCTGGAACAGTCGATCGACCAGGTCAAGCAGACGCACCGGGTCGCCATCGACGGGGTCAACGGCAAGCTCGAAACCCTCGCGTCCGGCCTCAGCAACGAGATCGAGGTCGAGCGCAACGCCCGCATCCGCGCAGAGGGCTCCGTGGCTGTCTGGCGGTTCATCGCCGTCTTCCTCGGGCTTCCGGGCGTCGTCGGGCTCATCCTCGCCGCGCTCGCGCTGTTCGGGCCTTCGGGTGTCTGAGCGATGACCTTCGCTCCCCCGACCCTCGTCACCCTCGGCAAGTACCTCGTGTCTCAGGGCGCGGTGAATCTCGGCATCAAGGGCGACACCGCGCACATCGCCAAGGGCTGGAGCTATCACCTGGGTGCCGACGATCTGGCCGTCGGGGCATCGTCGGCCCGGCTCCCCCGTGACGTCGCGGGCCTGTCCGACGCCGCGTCGGCCATCGACATCGGGACGGTCGGCGGAACCCTCACGGGGCTTCAGAAGCTGTCGGTGTGGCTCTCGCGTGAATGCGCGAACCGGGCCATCGACACCCTGGATATCCGGGAGCTGATCTATTCCCCGGACGGGGTCAAGGTCTTCCGCTGGGACGAGCCGACCGGGAAGGTCTACGAGAGCAAGTTCGTCGACGGCCGCTGGACGCAGGGCGACCTCTCGCACCGCCAGCACACGCACACGAGCTGGTATCGGGACAGCGAATTCCGGGACCACACGGCGCTCTTCCGGCGCTACTTTGAGGAGGACGAGGTGATCACCGCCATCAAGGGCGAGGACTGGACCCCCACCAAGAGCGCGACCGGCACGAGCAACGGCGTGCTGCGCCGAACCCCCGACGCCGGCGCCCCGATCATCGCCCGCCTCACCCTCGACCAGGTGGCCCGCTCCATCGCCCACGTCACGACGTCCGCAGCCACTGACAGCGAGTGGGTCCTGACGCAGTACGGCCCCGAGCCCGCCTACATGCTCGTCCGGGACTGGGTACTGGTGGTCGATCCCCTGACTGCCAAGGGCCTCACCGACTACCTCAACCAGAAACCGGCCATCGACTGCACCCCGCTCGTCAACGCCGCCCGCGCCGAAGGGGTAGCGGCAGGGCTCCGGGACGGCTCCCGGGCCGTGAAGGACGCGGCGGTCAACGCAGCCGTGCTGTTGGGAGGCTGATGGTGATCGACATCCCGGGCCAGTGCCGTCACTGCGGGCGACCCGATCACCTCATCGAAGGGGACGGTCCGCGGCTCGTCTGCCGTGTCTGCGTCATGGCCCTCGGCCAGCTCGCCAACGACCCCACGGGCATCCGCGATGACGTGATCGAAACGATGGCCGATCGCCACGGCGACGTCGTCGTGCTCATCACCGATCGCGTCAAGGCCCGGTCGTATTGGCAATGGACCGGCTGGTGAGCGACGTGGAGCGGATGGCGCGAGCGATGCACGAGGCGCGCATCTGCGAGAACTGGTCGCCGGGATACGGTCGCCTAGATGCCAATGGCGACTTCCACGACGACCACGGGGCGGCCGAGCACTTCCATGAAGCACGCCGCGTTGTGGCCGCGCTGACCGACGCCCCCACTCTCACGACCGCTGAGGCGGTCAATGCACGTCTAGGAGGGAAGCCATGAGGTCCGCATCGTGGTATCGCGCGATGAACTACCGGCCCGGCGGTCGTGACTGGATGTTCCGGCGCCCCGCGACCTTGGAGTTCGTCCTGACCCTCACGCCGACCCGTCGGCTCCGTCAGTGGGTCTACGGGCACTGGCCCATCGTGCCGCGTGAACCGGGGACACTCGGATGAGGCGCCGCATTGGGCTATCCCTGCGGAGGCTGTTCATGAGACAGCCCATCTTGGAGATCGGCCACGTTGTGTGCCCGATCGTCCGTCTCGACTGCCCGTGCATGTGGGGATTTGAGTTCGGGAGGAAGTCATGACACTCAACGCGAACAAGCTCCTGCTCCTCGTGGCCGTCATCTGCTTCGTGCTCGCGGCGGTCGGAGTGGGCTTCGGGACGATCTCGGTCGGCTGGCTCGGGCTGGCCTTCTTCGCGGCAGCAGGGCTCCTGTAGTGGACAACCTCGGCGTGGCCCTGCTCATCGGCACCGGCCTGTGGGTCCTGCTGCTGTTCGTCATCGAGGCCCGGGCCATCGCCACGGGGAGACCGACGATCTCGGCCCGCGTCCGCGCCCTGGGCCGGGGCGCGACCATCGTCATCGTGATCTCGATGTTCGTTCTCGGCTACCTCTCGGCCCACTTCTTCGACAACTTCATCTCACCGTGCTACTGAGGGAGGCTCCATGAACCAGCAACAGTTCATCACCGGCGCCATCGTCACGGCCTCGCTCGTCGTGGCCTTCCTCCTGGGGCAGCCGGACGTCGTCCTCCCGCCGCTGGTCAAGGTGGCCTTGGGCGCCACCAACGTGGCCCTCGTCTACTGGGCGCGTGTCTCGAACGGCGGCACGCCGATGACGACCGTGACGACGCCAGCCGGCGTGACGGTCACAGCGACCGATCCGGCAATCACCGTGACGGCCGACCCCAACGTGCCCCCGCCACCGTGAACCGCGACGCCCACGACTTCATCACCTTCGCCCTCGGGGTCCTGTTCGGCGCGGTCCTCATGTGGCTGCTGCTGTCGGGAGGGCTGGGATGAGGCGGTCCCGTCTTCCGAGCAAGCGACGCTGCGTCCATTGGTGGGACGACGTCTACGAATGGGGCGGGCGCCATCTCCGGGAGTGTCGTGGTTGTGGGGTCGTGTGGATAGTCCCTTGGAACGAGCCGCCGGGAGGCTTGACATGACCCGCCCCATCCCCATCGATGATCGCGGCTACGCGGTGGACCTATCGGGCATCGTCCACTCCCGCTATGCCAACCATGCAACGGGCCAGCGGACGCGCACCTTCGTCGGGGTCATGTCGATCGCAGGCGGCCGGACGCTCGAGCCCTGCGACGTGTGCTATCCACCCCCGCCTCCACCGAGGAAGCGACCCACGTCCTCGAATGCGGGTGATACCCCGGCCCAGGTCCGAGCCTCCGGCTGGCGTCGGGAGCCTGACCCAGAGGTTGCGGAGACCCCCGTCACCCCGGTCGACGAGGCTGCCGAGATCCTGCCCGAGCCGGAGGCCGAATGAGGCGGGCCTGCGCTGGTCCTTGGTCCGGGGTCCCCTGCCCTACCCGGAGCCTGTCCAGCGCCACCCGCTGCCGGGCCTGCGAGCGTACCCGGTACCGGGCTGCGTATGGCGGCGACTATCGCGCCCGGCGCCGTCGGACTGTAGGGGGCGCGTGCGAACTACGGCTTCCCGGCTGCACCGGCACCGCCACCACCGCAGACCACGTGGTGCCACAGGACGTCGGACGCGGCCACGGACCGCTGCGCGGTGCCTGCGCCCACTGCAACGCCGCATGGAAGGACAGGGGAGCTACGGGGAGGGGGGCGGGGTCGCGACGTGAACTCGGATTGCCCCTCGGAAACCCTCGCCCCTATCCGCGAGAGATAGTTCGGTGACTCTCGTCGTCGCCTCCCGTCAGGATCGCCCACGGCCGCGCCCGGCCCCGGAGGCGCGCTCGCGGACGAAGGCGCCCCCCGCTCCATTCACCCTCCCGCACTTCATGGCGTGGGCCTCGGACCTCATCCTCGACACGGGCCAATCGTGGCACCCCGAGGACTTCGTCCAAGCGTTCGTCGAGGACCTGTTCGCCGGGATCCCGGAGTGCTGGCTGGTCGTCCCGGAGGGCAACACCAAGACGACGACCTTCGCCGGCATCGGGCTCTATCACTGCGAGTTCCGACCGTTCGCCGCGGTGCCCGTCGCCGCGTCGTCGCGCGAGCAGAGCGAGATCATGTACCACCAAGCGGAGGGGTTCGTCCTTCGCTCGCCCCGGATGTACGAGTCTGTTCACTCGGCCATTCAGGCGGCCAAGGGCAAGCGCAAGACCGACGTCCCGCGCTTCCTCTGCCTCGAGGGCTATCGCCGAATCAATCACTACCAGGGCGGGCGGATCCAGGTCTTCGCCGCCGACGACCGGACAGGCGACGGGATCATCCCGACCCTCGGGCTCATCGATGAGATGCACCGCCACCGGGACCTCGGGCTGTACCGGACCTGGGCCGGCAAGATCGCCAAGCGCGGCGGGCAGATCGCGGGCATCTCCACAGCAGGCGAACCGGGCTCGGACTTCGAGCAGACGCGCGAGTTGATCCGGCAGAAGGCCGACGAGGTCCTTCGGCGCGGGTCGTTTCTCCGAGCCCGGTCGTCTCGCGTCGTGCTCCACGAATGGGCGCTCGCGCCCGAGGCCAAGCCCGACGACTTCGAGGCGGTCAAGGCAGCCAACCCCTTCTCGGGCATCACGGTCGAGATGCTGACCGAGAAATACGCCAGCCCGACGATGACGATGGATCACTGGCTCCGGTTCGTCTGCAACCGCCCGACCCGTTCTCAGAACGTGGCGATCCAGGAGGCCGAGTGGGAGGCTGCCACGACGACCGAGGTTATTCCCGAAGGTGAGCCGATCTGGCTGGGACTCGACGTGGCCTGGAAGTGGGACACGACCGCGGCGGTTCCGCTGTGGTGGCGCAATGACAAGTTCCGGCTCCTCGGACCGGCGACGGTCCTAACCCCTCCCCGCGATGGGTCATCGCTCGACCCTGCCGAGGTGGAGCGGGCATTGACCCTGATCCACGAGCGGAACCCCATCCACACGGTCGTCATGGACACGACGCGGGCAGAGCAGCTCGGCATGTGGATGGAGAGCACGTTCGGGGCGACCGTCATCGACCGGAGCCAGACGAACCCCCAGGCGGTCGAGGATTACGAGCGGTTCATGGAAGCCCTCCGGCAGGGCTGGCTCAAGCACACCGGCGACCAGGCGCTCTCCGATCACGTCCTGCGAGCGATCGCCCGGGTCCTGCCCCAGGGTGATGCGCGGTTCGACCGACCATCCCAATCCCGGATGGGGCAGGAGCAGGAACGACGGACCATCGACGCCCTCACCGCGGCCGCGATGGTTCACGCCCTCGCCGCACAGCCGCCGGCCGAGGAGGATTCCGAGCCGTTCATCCTCCTGGGTAACGCCCGATGACGGCGAGGAAGCGGCGGCGCTCGCCGCTTGCAAGGGTCAGCGCGTGGTGGAAGGCGCTCGAGGCGGCCGAGCGTGTGCTGTACCGCGCGGTCGTCCTCTCGGCGATCGGCTTCGGGATGCTGAACCTCGCCTTGGCATTTATCGCCCCGGCGGTGCTGTTCGCGCTCGTGTTCTTTGGCTTCAGCTTCCAGAGGAGTCGCTGATGGGCGATGTGGCGCTGATGCGCTCGCCGTCGATGCGTTCCGAGTGGCCGCAGTCGTTCGGCATCAACGACTACGTTGGCTGGCTGTCGTCGGCCGGGTTCGGGTCGCTCCTCAACCAGACGTGGACGACGAACCAGGAGAAGATCGAGGGCGACTTCGCTGGCTTGGTCCGCGGGGCATACCAGTCGAACGGGATCGTCTTCGCCTGCGAGATGACCCGCTTCCTGCTCTTCCAGCAGGCTCGCTTCCAGTTCCAGCAGATGCGGGGCGGCCAGCCGGGCGATCTCTTCGGGACAGCCGAGCTCTCGATCATCGAGCGCCCGGAGCCCGGTGAGACGACGGCTGATCTCCTGTCGCTGGCGATGCTCGACGCCGATCTTGCGGGCGACTGGTTCGGGGTCCGTCGGCCGGGCCGGATCAAGCGGCTCCGCCCCGACTATACGGTCATCATCGTCGGCACCAAGAACGAGGACGCGACGTTCCCGGCCTGGGATCCCGACGCCGAGATCATCGGCTACTCGTATTCGGCCGGGCCGTGGTACTCGGGGGCCGAGGTCTACTCGTTCGACGCGACCGAGGTCGCCCACTGGGCGCCGATTCGCGATCCCCTCGCCCGCTATCGCGGAATGCCCCTCCCGACGGCGGTCATCCGGGACATCCGGGGCGATACCAGCGCGACGACCCACAAGCTCAAGTTCTTCGACAACGCGGCGACCCCGAACCTCATCGTGAAGTTCCCGCCGTCGCTCGGCAAGGAGAAGGCCCGCGAGATCATCGAGCTCTTCGAGCAGGACCATTCCGGGGCATTCAACGCCTACCGGACGATGTACCTGCTCGGCGGAGCCGAAGCCGAGCCTGTCGGCAAGGACTTCCAGCAGCTCGAGTTCGCTGCTACCCAGGGCAAGGGCGAGACGCGGATCGTCGCGGCAATGGGGCTCCACCCCACGATCGTCCCGGTGTCCGAGGGGTTGCAGGGATCGAGCCTCAACGCCGGCAACTTCGGGGCGGCCCGACGTCTCGTGGCGGACAAGACGCTGCGACCCTACTGGGGCAGCTTCGCCGGGTCGCTGGAGACGATCATCCCGCCCGTCTCGGGCAGTCGTCTCTGGTATGACGAGCGCCATATCCCGTTCCTCGCTGAAGATGTCAAGGACGCGGCCGAGATCATCGGCCGCAACATGCTCTCGATCGAGGCGGGCGTTCGCGCCGGGTTCAATCCGGAGACGATCGTCGACGCCGTGGTGTCCGGCGACCTCCGGCGGTTGACGCACACGGGCCTGTTCAGTGTCCAGCTCCAGCCGGCGGGCACGACCCCCGTGGCATTCTCGGCCCGGGCGGACTTCTGGCCGGTGAGCGGGCTCTTCGAATCGAACCGCGTCACTGAGGGTGACCTGTTCTCGCCCGATCATCCGATCGTGGCGGCCTTCCCGAGCATGTTCACGCCGGCTGAATCCCCACAGCCCGAGCTCGTGCGGGCATGGAACCCCACCTTGGATTCTCGCTCCCTCGTGCCCAGCCTCAACGGTAAGGAGTAGCACACGCCATGAAGACCGCCGACGTGACCCGGACCCGCCTTGTCTCCCTCTTCGAGCGGCCGTGGGCGCTCCTCCCCTCGACCCTGTCTCGGATCGTCGAGTACGTCTCGGCGCCGGCGACAAACGCGCCGGCCGTTCTCGCCCTCGAGGGCCCCCAGGGTGGTGCCGCCCGGGCCGGATCCGTGGCCGTCATTCCGGTCTACGGGGTGATCGAGCACCGTGCCGACTGGATGCTGGAGCTCTTCGGCGGGACCTCCGTGGAGACCGTCCGGGAGGAGGTCCGAAAGGCATACGCGGACCCGTCCGTGAAGGCCATCGTCCTCGACATCGACAGCCCCGGCGGGACCGCGGCGGGGATCGCGGAGCTCGCCGCCGAGCTTCGGGCGGTCCGCGGCGGCCCGAAGCCGATCGTGGCGGTATCGAACACCCTCGCGGCCTCAGCCGCCTACTGGATTGCCTCCCAGGCGGACGAAGTGGTGGTCTCCCCTTCCGGGTCGGTCGGCTCGATCGGGGTTCGGACCGTCCACCAGGAGATGAGCCGGATGCTCGATGAGGCCGGGATCACGACGACGCTCATCAGCTCCGGCCCGTTCAAGACGGAGGCGAACCAGTTCGAGCCCCTCACGGACGAGGCGAGGGCCATGCTGCAGGAACGGTCCGACGCTTTCTACACGATGTTCCTTGGGGACGTCGCGAAGGGCCGCCGGACCACGGTCGCCAAGGTCGAGGCGGACTTCGGGGGCGGGCGGCTCCTCATGGCGCGGGCCGCTCTCGATGCCGGGATGGTCGATCGCGTCGACACCCTCGATGCCACGATCGAGCGGGTGACCCGCTCCGCGGCGTCCGGCCGTCGGACCGGCGCGGAGGATGACCTGCCCGAAGCCGAGACCACGGAGGATCCCGCGACGCCCCCCTTCGGGGAGCGGGTTGCCGCTCTGGCAGCGGAGGCGGAGCGGGTGGCGGAGGCCGCCGCCCACCGGGCGCGATCCCGGGTCGCCGCCTCGCGGCCGCCGTTCTCAACGTCTACCGAACGCTCGTTGCGGGTGAGCCGCGACAAGCTCGACGCGCTCCTCTCGGGTGAGCCGGGAGTGGTCGCCGTCAAGCCGGGTGGGCCGGCTCCGTCCACCGAGGCTGATGAGCCTCATCCCACCCCGGTCCCCCCGGCCATCAGCGCCGAGGAGTTCCGGGCTCTACTCAAGGAGCATTGATGTTTCCGATCCCAACCCTCGAATCACTCCGCACCGTGGAAGAGATGGCAACCGCCATCAACGACATGCAGGCGCGGATCACCGAGATGAACACCGAGGCTGGCGTGCAGCCGCTTGAGGAAGACGCCCGCACCGAGTGGGCTGCTCTTCAGGACGCGATCAAGGCGTTCAAGGGTGCCAAGGAGGAAGCCGAGGAGCGGCGTCGCGTCGTCGAATCCTTCGCCGCCATCCCGAAGGCGCGCGAGGAGCATCGTTCTCTGGTCACGCCGGCGCGCAGCCGGCTGCCGGAGGATCTGCACGACCTAGCGGAGTACCGCCAGCGGACGAGCTCGCAGGACGGCATGGTCGCGCTGATGCGCGACGGTGCCCGGAAGATCGCGGACACGGTCCGGTTCCCGCACCCCGCGGTGGACCACGACAAGGCCGTTGCCAAGATCGGCCGCCTCATCGAGGAGGCCGGGGACGACCCGTACTTCTCCAACCTCTTCATCGCCACATCGAGTCCGACCTACACCCGCGGCTTCGCCAAGATCGCGACCGGGCAGGCCGACATGCTCACCCCGTCCGAGCGGGCCGCCATCGCCACAGTCGGCGCGGGCAACCTTGCGGCCGGCGGCTACATGGTCCCGGTCATCCTTGACCCGGCGATCATCCCGACCTCCGACGGCGCGCTCAACCCGCTCCGCGGCATGGCCCGGGTCGAGACCATCACCGGCGCCGGCAACACCTGGAACGGCGTCACTTCCGCCGGCATCACCCTGACCCGTGGACCCGCCGAAGGATCTGCGATCACCGAGAACACCATCAGCTTCGGCCAGCCGACCGTCACCGTGCAGCCGGTCAAGGGCGAGATCAAGTTCTCGGTCGAATCGGCCGAGGACCAGCCCCGCCTCCTCTCCGAGCTGGCGGTCGTCATCCAGGACGCCAAGGACATGGAGGAAGCTGATTCCTTCGTCAACGGCGTTGGGACCACCGTCTACCCCGAAGGCGTGGTCGCCGGCCTCGCCGCGACAAGCGACGTCGGGACGACCGGCGACGGCTTCGACCTGACCGACGTCACGACCCTCATTGGGCGCCTGCCCGACCGCTTCGAGCCGCGCGCCCAGTTCCTCGCGCATCGCGCGTTCTACGGTGCCTACGAGGATCTCCAGGCCGCTCTCGGCGGCACGTCGGTCAGCGACCTCAACCGAGGCCAGCAGCCGACCCTCAAGGGCTACCCCCGGTTCAACACGTCGGCGATGGATTCCGACGTGACGGGCTCCGGCAACGACGTCCTCCTCTTCGGGGACTTCAAGGCCGGCTTCCTCATCGTGGACAAGGTCGGCCTGGCGATCCAGGACGCGGGCTTCGTCCGCGACGGCAACGGTGCCCTCACCGGGCAGCGCGCCCTGTTCATCCACTACCGGAACTCCAGCGTGATCCTCGTGGATAACGCCTTCCGGCTCCTCAAGATCGGCGTCGTCACGACCGGCATCTAGGCCAACTTCAGGGGCTCCCCGCTCCCCCGGACGGGGAGCCCCCACCCACACAAAGGAGCGACATGCCGAAAGCCAAGCCACGAGCCGCGCTCTACCAGGCCATCTCGTCGGGCTACGTGCGGATCAAGGGCAAGACGGTCGCCTACTACCAGAACCGGACGATCGTGCCAGCCGGTGATCCACTGTTGCGGGCTGTGCCCCAGCGGTTCAAGGCGCTGCAACTCGACGAGGACATCGAGCGTGCGACGTCCACCCCCGCCGAGGTGCCGGAGACCTAGCGCATGGCCCTCACCGTCGACCAGTTCCGCGAGCACGTGACCTCGACCCTCGGTGACGAGGCGATCCAGCGTCTCCTCGACGCGGCGTATGAGTCGATCATCCTGACCGCAGGGCCATATGCCTCGGACGGGACGATCACCGAGGGCCTGACGCCGCGGAGTGTCGGCCCCCTGCTCATGCTGTCACGGCCGGCCGAATCAATCACCTCGGTCGTCGAGGGCACCGGGACGCTCGCGACGACGCTGGCGGCCGATGACTACGAGCTGAGCCAGTCGGGCAACATCCTCCGGCGCCTCAATGACGGCACGAACCAGGCCATCTACTGGCGATACCGGACGTTCGTGACCTACCTCCCCCAATCCGACCTCGCCATCCGGGACGTCGCCCAGCTCGAGCTCGTGAAGCTGGAGATTGCGTTCAACCCGACGCTCGTCACCCAGACCATCGGCTCATGGTCCGAGTCCTACCAGCAGGGTCGCTCCTACCCAGAGCAGCGGGCCGACATCCTCGCGTCCCTCAATCCACAGACCGTGGGCATCTGGTGAGTTAGGAGAACCGAATGGCGAACGACTACGACATCACCGCCCGCATCGTCGGGGTCGACGCCATCGCGGCGCTGGCCCTCCGGGTGGCCCTCCACACCGGAGATCCGGGCGCGGCCAACACGGCCTCAAACGAGGTTACCGGCGGCTCGCCGGCCTACGCTCGGAAGGCGATCGCATGGGGCGCCGCCAACGGATCCGGCGTGGCGATCTGCTCGGGCAACGTCGTCCTCGATGTCCCGGCCAGCACGACGGTCTCGTGGATCAGCCTTTGGAACACCGCGGGGACCGTCCGCTACCTCAAGAAGGACGTCACCGACGAGGTGTTCGGTGCGCAGGGCACGTACACCGTGGTCGCGGCCAGCACGACGCTTGACCTGAACGACGCGTAGCCCATGGCAAAGACCCTCGTCAGCATCAGCCGCGACGCCCCGGCCGCTCCCGTTTCGGCGGCGATCAACGATACGTTCGCCTTCTCGGGGACGCCGGGCTTCACCGGCACGGGCGGGGTCAACCGATACGACTTCCGCTGGGAGGTCAATCCCGGCTCCGGCTACGTGACGATTGGTGCCTCGGGCACCGGCCTGACCACGGCCGGCACCAACCCGGTCACGAACTCCAACTCGGCGGCCCAGCAGAGCATCACTGTCACCTGCGCCGCGTCTGGGTCGTACACCATCCGCATGGTCGGGGCCCCCACGACGGGCGGTGCCTACACCGTCCTCTCCGCCACTCAGACCGTCACGGTGGCCGCCGCGGCCGAGGAACACTCCGGCAGCTTCGTTGCCACTGGCGGCGGCGTCACCGTAGCCTCAGCCTCGACGCAGCGGAATGTCGGCACGACCGGGACGGGTGGTGGGACCGCGGTCGTCGGGGCGACCGGAGATCATGCGGGCACGTTCTCTGCGGTAGGTGGAGGCGTCGCGGCGACGGCTGCGACGACCGATCGCGCCCTCGCCCTGACGGCGACTGGCGGCGGGGTCATCACCTGGGACTACACCGTCGGGGCAACGGCCGAGGAACACTCCGGCTCATTCTCCGCGACCGGAGGTGGGGTAGCCGCTACCTCGGCCTCGACGGAACGCGTCGGGCTCTTGGCTGCGACTGGCGGCGGCGTGCTCGCAGCATCCGTGGAGGCGGGGCGCCTCGGGGCGATGCTCCTCTCGGGCGGCGGTGTCATCACGACGGCCCAGGCATCCGAGAGGTTCGGCGTACTGGTAGCGACCGGCGGTGGTGTAGCAGTCTTCACCGGATCGACGGGCGAGGACCATCCGGGCAGCTTCGTGGCAACGGGCGGAGGCACCGCGGCATTCGGGTCGATGACCGATCGGGGCGTGGTTCTCGTGGCGACGGCATCCGGTGCTCTGTCGCTGTCCGTTGAGAGCGCGCGCTCCCTCGGGGCCCTCATGTCGGGTGGCGGGGTCCTGACGATGGCCGCGCTGACCGAGCGCCTCGGCGGGTTCGCCGCCACGGGCGGAGGCGTGGCGACGTTCGGCGTGCCACCGGCTCCCGCCCACGGCCTGCCGGATGTGCTGCTCGCCACGATCCTCGGGCGCCGGGCGCACGGTCAGGCGGTCCGCATCGAACACCTGCGAGCGACGCTCCCGCCCGGGCACATCACGGGAGCCGTCCTCGGTGACGCCTATGCCGGGACGATCACACCGAAGACGTACAGCGGGGAGATCGAATGAGCCTCCTTTCGATGGTTCGGGGCGACAAGCAGGCGTTCGAGATTGCCATCACCGATGCCGATGGGTTGGCGATCGACCTGACCGGAATCACGATCACGTTCACGGTCAAGCGCCGGCCGACCGACACCGACGCGCAGGCGATCATCAGCCTCTCGACGGCCGCCGGGATCGTGACCGATTACGACCCGACCCTCGGCACGGCGACGATCACCCTCGACCCCGAGGACACCGAAGACCTCTCCGACCACGTCATCGCCCGGTCCCTCTACTGGGATGTGCAGATCGACGACATGGCGGGTGACGTGCGGACTCCGCTGTCGGGCCGCCTCGCGATCAGCGCCGATACGACCCGGGCGAGCGGGGCGAGCTGATGCGCCGTCGGTTCGCGATCTGGTTCATCCTCGCAACTACCTTGATCGAGGTCCGGTATCTCGGCGGTCGCCGGCTGTTCATGCACCCGCGTCTCGCAATCCAACACTGGTTGGTGGTCTGATGCCGATCTCCGACCGCCTCATCCACTCGCTCGCGATCGTGACTCCGACCGACGACGTCGGCACGGCCACGGACGAGTACGGCCAGCCGATCCCCGGCGAGCCGACGGTGACGAACGTCTCCGGGCTCATCCAGCCGAAGTCGGCCCGCGAGATCGCGCTCATCAGTCAGGCCGGCGCGCAGGTGTCGGACCACACCGTCTTCCTGCTTCGGAGCGCCCCGGTCGAGAACGCGAGCTACATCCGGTTCGCGACCGACGACGGCGATCGGTACGAGGTCACGGGCATCCGCGACTTCGCGTATGGGATGGTCAGCGACCACCTCGAGGTGGACTGCCGCCGCGTCCACAGCGAAGTTCTGGTGACATCGTGACCGTCCTCGTCAGCGTCACTCACTACGCCCCGACCCGCGAGTACGTTCGGCGAGCGGTCGAGAGCGTCCTCGCCCAGACGTACCGCGACCTCGTGTGCGTCGTCATCGGCGACGGCGACGAGCCGCCCCTCTCGGGTATCCGCGACGACCGGCTCATCGTCCATTCCTACCCCGTCAACCGGGGCGCGTACTTCGCGCAGGACGTGGCGATCTGGGCCAGTCCCCACGAGTGGTACGCGCCCGTCGCCGCGGATGACTGGATCGACCCCGACCACATCGAGCGCCTGTTGGCCTACGGCAAGGACGTGGCCTCGGGCGGGGTCCGCTACCACAACGACGCCTACTGCCCCGGCGATCCTCAGCACCTTCGCTGTCATGGGACTCCGGTCCCCGCTGACTTCGCACGGGGCCAGCGCAAGGCATACGAAGTCGGCATCTACCGAACGTCACGGTACACGGAGATCGGCGCTCACAACCCGGCCGAGAGGCTGGGCCAGGACTCGCTCACGCTCCGGGTCATGCGGAACGTCCGGCCGGTCGCGGTGTCGGACTTCATGACGTACAACCGCTTCGGCCGGGAGGGGTCTCTCTGCACCCACCCCGACAGTCGCAGGGACTCCCCGGCTCGCCAGCAGATGCGCCGACGCAACCGGGATATCGTCGCCCGCTGCGAGCACATCGCCCGCCGCATCCCGGACCCGGCCCAGCGTGCCGCCGCGATCCGGGCCTACCGCGAGACGCTTATCCCCGCGACGCTCAAGATCGCGCTCGTCGCCGAGGTGCAGGCGCTCCGGGCGAAGGTCGGTCAGGCGTACCCGGAGATGGCGCTGGAGGTTCCGGCGCGATGAACCTCCGCCACTACCTCATGACCCGCTCGTACCGCGGCCCCGACTACCCGCTCGACGCGAACGCCCGCCGGATCGCCCTCCTCCGGGGCATCACCGCCCGCTCCCTTTCAGAGCAGGCCGGGGACTGGACGTGGCTCGCGTTCGTCGCGCCCGACGATCCCCTCCGTGAGGACCGGCTCGATGCCTTCCGGTCGGCAGGGCATCCGGTCATCCCCGTCACAAGTACCGCGGAAGCGGAGACGGCGATCGATTGGTCCGGGCCGGTCCTCACGACGCGGATCGACGACGACGACGGGTTCTCGATGGATGCCTTCGCCCGGCTGTACGCGGCGGTCCTTCCGGCTTCCGTGCCGTGGGCGTATATCTTCCCGGTCGGCTACCACGTCCGGGACGGGCGAGTGGCGATGAACCGGCACCTCCGCAACGCATGGCCGTCGGTCTACTCGCCGGTCGGGTTCCGCGAACACGCGCTGACCCACCAGCACCAACGCATCCCGGCAGCCTACCCGGTGACGTTCATCGACGACGGCCCGGCATGGCTCCGCGTGAGTCACCAGGACAACGGTCGCCCGACGAGCCACCGACCGCACGGTGCTATCACCTCGACCATCAGGGCGCTCTTCCCGGTGGACTGGGACCTCCTCGCCCCGAGGGTGGCGGCATGAGCGTCTGGTTCGTGACCCCTGCCTTCGGTCGGTTCGAGTTGACGGCCATCTGTCTCGAGCAGCGCCGGCAGGTCATCGAGGCGCTCGCGTTGTCCGGGGTCGAGGCGCACCAGGTCGTCATCGCGGACGACGAGAACCTCGACATCGCACGGAGCCTTGGCTTCGATGTGGTCGAGCAGTCGAACGAATGGCTCGGCCGGAAGTTCAACGATGGTCAGGAGTACGCCGGCAAGCACGGCGCCGAGTGGATCGTGCCGATCGGCTCGGATAGCTGGGTCGACCCGGCCTACTTCCTGCCCCTCCCCTACCCGCGCCTGACGCGTACCTCGGGGATGTACGCCCCGGTGGAGCCGACCCGGCTGGCGGAGCTCAAGGTCGGACAGGTCGGAGCCGGGCCGCACATGTTCCACCGCTCGCTGATGGAGCGTGTCGGCTTCCGACCCGCGCCCGACGAGATCATGCGGAATACGGATCACCTCACCATTCGAGGGCTCGCCCGACCGCCGCGTTGGGAGTGGTATGACCGACACCCGCTCCAGTACGTCGGCTTCCGGGTGCCGCCGTTCATCACCCACTACGCGAGCCTGTGGCGGCGTTGGGGCGTCGTCGAGCGAACGGACCCCTGGGTACGCCTCGCGACGGTCTACCCGGCCGATCTCGTGGAGCGGGCACGGGTCCTCATGGCCGAGATGGCGGTGGCGGCATGATCGTTACCGCGGCTCTTGTCTGGTGGGATGAGCCGGTCGACCTGTTGCGTGACTGCGTGCTCGGGCTCGCCAACACGGCCGACCGGATCGTCGCCGTGGATGGAGCCTATCGGCGCTACCCCGGAGGGACACCGGCCAGCCCCCCGGAGCAGGCTGCCGTCATCCGCGAGACGGCTGCTGAATGCGGGCTCGAGTGCGAGGTCATCGTCCCCGACGAGCTGTGGGCCGGGCAGGTGGCGAAGCGCGCCTTCATCCTCGAACGGGCTGCGCGCGGGACTGATTGGATCCTGACCTCGGATGCCGATTGGATCGACCACGCCGAACGGGAGCCGGTTCGGGCCGAGCTTGCCCAGCTCCTCGCCGATGGCGTCGATGTCGTGTCCGTCACCTACTGGACCCCACCGGGCTCGATGGCGGCGACGAACTGGCACGCCCGCGAGGCGCAGGCGACCTACTTCCTCGGTCACTTCTTCCGTGCCCTGCCGGGCATCACCTGCGAGCGCCACCACGGCGCGTTCTCGGCGGAGAAGGACGGGCGACGTCACTGGATCTTCCAGGACTTCGACCGGACCTATCCCCACATCCCCGCCGTGCAGATGAAGACGCCGTACACCGTCGAGCACCGTTGCCTTACCCGCGACGAACGGCGGATGCTCGCGGGCAGGGCGTTCTGCAACGACCGGATCAAGGTCTGGGCAGCCACCGGGCAGGAGGACCACGTCGAGGGTCTGCCTGAGCCCGTGTGGGACTACGTCACGGTGCCATACTGA